TGCGCATCCTCGAGGTGCTGAGCGAGGGACCGATCTTCGGTCCGCACAATGCGCCGAGCTCGGACTGGCAGGCGATCTATCTCGACGGCACGCCGGTCGTCGACGCCGCCGGCAATGCGCAATTCTTCATCAAGGAGGGCTACTTCCGCGAGGGCTGGCCGAGCCAAGACGCGATCCCCGGCTACCCGCTGGGCGAAGCCCCCTATTCGGTCGGCGTGCAAGTGCACACCGGCACGCCGGTCGTGCGCGCGTTCAACACGCCGATCAGCGCCGTGCGCTACATCCTGCAGCTGCCGGCGCTGTTCTCGCAGGTCGCCTCGGGCAGCAACACGGGCGACGTGACCCCGGCGAGCGTCACCTACGCTTTCGACATCTCGGTCGACGGCGGCGACTGGACCAACGTCGTCACCGAGCAGATCAGCGGCAAGACGATGTCGGCCTATGAGCGCGCCGTGCGCGTGCAGCTGCCCTACACCACCGGCACCATCCAAGGGCGCGTGGTGCGCTTCGATCCCGAGCCCGCTGCGGGCGTCAACAACAACCTGTTCTGGTCGGCCTATGTCGAGATCATCGACGGGCAGATCGCCTACGACGACACCGCCGTCGCGGCGATGACCATCGACGCCGAGCAATTCTCGAACCCACCGACGCGCGGCTATCTGATCGACGGCCTGCTGCTCGACATCCCCAGCAACTACGATCCGCGCGCGCGCACCTACGCGGGCGATTGGGACGGCACCTTCAAGCAGGGCTGGACGAACAACCCGGCGTGGGTGCTCTACGGTCTGCTCGTCAACGAGCGCTGGGGCCTCGGTCGCTACGTCGACGTGGCCGCCGTCGACAAGTGGAGCTTCTACGAGGCGGCGCAGTACAACGATCAGCTGGTGCCCGATGGCCTGGGCGGCACCGAGCCGCGATGGACGTGCAACTGCGTCATCAACACCCGGCAAGACGCCTACGCGGTCCTCAACTCCATCGCCTCGACGATGCTCGCGCTGCTCTACTGGAGCAACGGCACGATTTTCGTCGCGCAAGATCGTCGCGCCGGCCCGCCGACGCGCCTGTTCACGCCGGCTGATGTCGAGCAAGGGCTGTTCGACTATCAGGGTGCCGACTTTCGCAGCCGATGGACGGCGGTCGCCGTCGCGTGGAACGACCCGAGCGACAGCTACAACGCCGCCGTCGAGCTGGTGCTCGATCAGACGCTCGTCGCGCAGCAGGGCTATCGCGACAGCCAGCAGGTGGCGTTCGCCTGCACGTCACGCGGTCAAGCGCAGCGCTTCGGTCGCTGGATGATCTACACGAACCAATTTGAGACGGAGGTGGTGACGTTTCGCGTCGGCCTCGAGAACGCCGACGTGCGGCCCGGCGAGATCGTGTCGATCAGCGACCCGAGCCGCGTCGGCGCGCGCCTTGGCGGTCGCCTGCTCGACGACCCCGGCGCGGACACGCTGACGCTCGACGCGATGCCCGATCAGCTGATCGCGACCCCGGCGGCCTGGACGATCTATGTCGTGGTCGGCAGCGCCGCCGAAGGTCAGACGCCGACCGTGTACGCCTGCGCGGTGCAAGCCGTGCTCGGCGGCAACCAGCTGCGCGTCACCAACAAGATCGCCGGCATGGAAGCCGGCTGCAACTGGATGGCGGCGTCGAGCGACGCCCAGCCGACGCACTGGCGCGTCGCCGCAGTCAGCGATCGGGGCGCGGGCCTCTATGAAGTCCTCGCCACCGAGCATCACGAGGAAAAATTCGACTACGTCGACGACGGCGTGCTGATCCCGCCGCCGGTCTTCTCGCTGGTGCCGACCGGGCAGCTCACCGGGCCATCGGACCTCACCAAGCAGGAATACATCTACCTCGACGGCGCGGGCACGCCGCAGTTTGGCGTCATCATGTCGTGGCGCGCGTCGCCCGATCCGCGCGTGACGAGCTATCAGCTGGAGCTCAGCGGCCCCGCCGGCGACTATCGCCGCTTCGCCAACATCCCGAACGTCGCGCAGGAAGTGCCGGCGATGCGTCAGGGCGAGTGGCTCGCCGTGCTGCGCGGTTTCGACAATCTCGGTCGGCGCACGCTGCCGATCACGCTCGACTTCATCCCGGTCGGGCTCACCGCCAAGCCGCTGCCGCCCGCGTCGCTGTTCATCACGCCACAGGGCCAGACGTGCACGCTGACATGGGTGCCGACCGGCGAGGTCGACGTGGTGTTCTACTGGATACAGTGGAGCCCGCTGAGCGACGGCACGGCGACGTGGGAAGGCGCGACGACCTCAATCGCGCGCGTCAACCGCAACACGACGCAGATCACCACGCCGACGCGCTCGGGCACGTTCATGATCAAGAGCATCGACGCGCTCGGGCAGGAGAGCGTCGACTTCGAGGCGGCGATCCTGCTGCCGCAGATCACCGAGCAGGTGCAGCTCGCCGTCGAGGCCGAGCAACCGAACTGGCTGGGCGATCTCGGCACCAACTGGCACGTGCACGCGCCCGAGCTGCTGCTGCCGCCGCCGACCGCGCCCGAGGCGGTGCCGCCGGGCGTGTACCCAGGCGACAGGGCGCTCGCGGTGAACAGCTCGCCAACGCGCGTCGATGTCTACGGCTTCAGCCATGCGCTCGACCTCGGCATCGTGTGCAACGTCTCGATGGTGGCGCTGGTCGAAGCCTACGGCGAGCAGATGGGCCGCACCATGTCGACGTGGGTGCCGCTGGCGTCGCAGTCGCCCCTCGCCTCGGGCGTCAGCGGCAATATGGCGGCATGGGTGCCGCTCGCTTCGGCGGTGCCGCTCGCCATCGGTCGCTCGAACCAGTGGGATGCGCACATCGAAGTGCGCGTGAGCCAAGACGGCGTGGCCTACGACGACTGGACGCCGCTGAAATCGGCGCTGATCGCGGGTCGCGCCTTCGAGTGGCAGCTCATCGGCGCAGTCTACGATCTGGCGACGACCTTGCGCATGAAACGCGCCGAGGTCGACGTGCAGGTGCCGACGCGCGCCATCAGCGGCAACGATCTCGTGCTCGATGGCACCGGCCATCTCGTCGTCATCTACGCGCGCGACTTCCTCGCGACGCCCAGCGTGCAGCTCACCGCCCGGCAAGACCTCGCGCCGGGCGGCAACATCGTGTTGATCGAGAGCGACGCGCATCACTTCAAGGTCGAGCATCGCAACGCGGCGGGCGTGCCGACTGCGGGCGGCTCCATCGACTACTACGTCCAAGGGTACGGGGGATATTCATGAGCCAGTACGACTTCGGCACCATCGACCCCTACACCGACGACGGTGTGACGCTCGCCGACATGCTGAACAACTGGCGCGACGCGGTGCACTCGTGGCATCGCGGCGCGGCGCGCCCCAGCTACGCCGTGCCCGGCATGGCGTGGATCAACGACACGGGCGGCCCGACCAACTGGCTGGTGATGGTCTATCTCGGGCCGAGCGTCGGCGACCTGGTCCTGTTCACCTACGACACGACGACCGGCGTGATCATCGCGAGCGCCGCCATTCTGCTCGCGCAGTCGGCGACAAATCCGTCGCTGCGATGGAACGCCACCGGCAACGCCGCCGACGTGAAGGCGTGGCGCGCGACGGTGCCGGTCGGCGGCACGCTGCGCTTCGGCGCGTACAACGACGCGGGCGTCGAGGTCGGCGCGATCACGTTCAACCGCGACGGCAAGCTGATCGCCGACCTGTCGCTCGCCACCGGCCTGCCGCCGCAGGGCGTGTTCATCGGCACCGCGCCACCGGGCTCGCCGCTGGTCGGGCAGCAGTGGTGGAAGTCCGACGATGGCGTGATGTACCTGCGCTACGACGACGGCAACACAGTGCAGTGGGTGCCCGCCGCGCCGCAGCAATCGACGCGCGCCAACTTCCGCACCTATGACGAGTACACCGCCAACGCGGGCCTCAATGCGACGATACCCAACACCGACGCCGTGCCGCTCGCGACGGCAGGCACCAACATCCTGTCGCGCGCCATCACCGTCGCTGCGGGCCAGCGGGTGCGCGCCCGCTTCCAAGGCGAATTTGCCATGGCCTCCGCTGCGACGATGACCACCATCCTGACGCGCACCGGCAGCGCCAACGCATTGCGCTGCGTCGGCGTCACGTCCGCATCGGCAGACTACGCGACGCCCGTGTTGCTCGAATACGAAGACGCGCCCGCGCCCGGCACCTACACCTACGGCATCAATGTCGGCACCAACGGTCCCGGCTTTCGGTTCAACGGCAGCAGTTCCGGTCGTTGGTACGGCGGCACGTCTGCCGCGACGCTCACTCTCGAAGTCTACACACCGTGAGGTAGCAGATGGCAGCCATCGACTTCCCCGCCTCGCCCGCGGTCAATCAGCTTTTCACTGCGCCCAATGGCGTCACGTACATCTGGAGCGGCGTGCTGTGGTCGGTCTACACCGTCGCGGCGCTGACGGGCGCGCTCACCGCGCCGACGTTGGACCAGAACAACGCGGCGGCGTCGGTGCTCTGCATCGTGCCGACCGACGACACCATCCCGCAGATCACCGAGGGCACGCGACTGTTTCAGCGCGTCTTCACCGCCAGCAACTCGGCCAACGCGATTGATGTCGATTGCGACGTGGCGCTGGGCGCGACCGGCGTTTGCAACGCCATCATGTCGCTCTACATCGACGGCGCGCTCGACGCCGTCGCCAGCAAATTCGTCACCGTCAACACGTCGTGGTT